GTTTTGGTTGGTTGACCCAACTCTTATTATTACATAAGGTTGACGACTTGAACTCTACGGTAGTAGACGTTATCATTTGAACCAAGTGTAACGTCAGTTGCAGTAGCAGTCGAGAATGGGTTCTGAGCAAGACCGTATCTTGTTTTGAAACCAATCTTAGGTTGGAAAGTGTTTTCACCAACCGCACGAACCATTTGAAGCGGAACGTATGGGCAGTAGAACACACCAGCGTCATAAGGTGAAGTACCTTTGTAACCCACAACAAAGTACTGTTTTGCAGCAGCGTTTGCCATGTATGGGTCAATGTATACTCTGTAACGACCATTAAGTACACCAGCAAAAGTATTACCAGCGTCATCTACTTGAAGGTTGTTGTTAAGAGCAGGAGCGTAATCAAGTACACCAGCCATTTGTAATGCAGACGCAACGTCCGAAGAACAAATTAAGATGTTACCTTTACCTCTACGAGTTTGTTGAGGGATTACGTTAGCATCTCTCTCAACTTGGAACATCAGACCTTTGAACTTCTCAACAGACCAACGACCATTTGAGTCAGTGTCCATATCGAAGATACCACCGTTAGTAGTGTCTGTCTGAGCACCAGGCTTCGCAGCTTTGTAGATAGAACGTACAACTTCACGGTTGATTTCTGCAAGGATTTCAGAAGACAGAATGTTAGACAGTTCTGTTTCTGCGTCCAGACCGTGGATTGCTTTAAGGTCTTGAGCGAGTTCCATTGTGTACTCAGCTTTCAGAGCTCTTGTAGTTGCAGTCACAGTTGCTTTCTCAATTGAGAAAGACATTTCAGCGAATGCGTTACCAGCAGAGTCACCTTGTGCTTCCATGTTTGCAGTTGTATCACCTGTACCAGAAGTGAATGTACCAGCAGGTGTATCATTCAAGATAGCAGGGTTAGTACCAGCATGAGTACCAGTACCAGAGAAGTCTGTATCGGCTTCGTTAAACAGTGCTTCTGCACCAGCTTGAGTACCGTAACGTGACTTCATTGCGAAGATAAGACCAGTTGGGCCGGTCATAGGTTGAACCGCACAAATATCGTATGCGATAAGGTTAGGCATTGCACGGCGTACAAGTGAGATTAAGATGGGATCCCAGTTTGATACACCAGCAGTGTTGTTAGTCGGTGCAGCTTCCGAAAGGAAAGCAGCATCTTCTTTGAGTGCTTTTTCTTGGTTTTCCAAGATAACAGAAGTGACGGCACGCTTGTAGGAGTCCTTGATTTCTGGTAAGTCACCATGTTCAAGTACTGGCTGCCACTTTTCCTGTAAATTTTCTGAATTGAACATTTTCGTTCTCTCCTATGTTTTAGTATATTACTATTATTTATTAAATGTTACTTTTTCACAATGTTGAAAGTCTGTTCCCCAAAGGGCTTCGACTTTGTGATAGCGGACATATATGCAGCCATAGCGCCACTAACGTCAACTTCTTGTTTATCAGTTTCTACTTCTTCCTCAAGGGTTTTGGTAGTAACTGTCTTAGGAAAATAACTTTCCTTTAAGGTGTTAAGTTTTGCAGTAAAGGATTCCTCATCTGCGAACTCAACATCTTCAACTAATCCCTCAAACTTTTCCTTTTCAGTCTCAGCGAGGTCTGTTGAAACCTTTGCGATTACCTGTTCACGAACCAGTGTGGACTTCTCTTTGTTCATGGCAGTCATCTTTTCGATTGTTTCATTGAGTTTGGACTCAAGGTCTTCAATCTTTTGAGCTTGACCTTCAAGAATGTCGTACTTCTCATCTGGAACATCAATGTAATGTTCTTCAAAGAGTGCTTTCAATCCTGTAATAAAGTCTTCTGCAATCTCACCTTTTAACCCACGGTCAATAGCGAGTTCGTTTTCTTGCATCCACTCTTTTACAACATAGTCAAGATACGAATCGACTTTTTCAGTTAATTCTTTCTTGAATGCTTCGATTTCTTCCGCAACTGTTTGAGTGTTTTCCATTTCAAGTCTTTCGACTTCACCACGGAGTTTTGACTTAACAGCAGCTTCAAAGATTGTAGCAGCTTTTGTTTGGAACTCTTCTGAAAGGTCTTCACCTTCTACAAGAGCTTTAACATCTTCTGATACGTCAACGGAGTCGATATCTAAAGATTCTTTCTTGACACTTTCAGCACCGTATTGCGC